GACGCAGGACGCATCATCAGAGCCATACCCTTACGCTCAACATTCGGGAAATTGCCCTGGCCAGGCATCATTTCTGGATGAGCATTGGTGGGAACAGGCTCCCAACCAGTGCGTGCCAGATGGACCTGATAAGCAGGATCTTCCTGTCCCAGAACGGTTTTACGCTTCCATTCGTAGGTCCAGCCATCTGGAACAACGCTCGGATCGACATAAAACTCATCCGTTCCTTCGTCCAATGAGCCAATGTGGCCACGGATTTCGGCAGCACGGCGAGCAGCCGCTGCACGGGGGTCTGCCGCACGCATGTCAGGGCGCATAGATGGGCGTTCCACAACAGGGGCAGCCGCGACAGCCTCGACAACGGCTTCTTTAACAACAGGGGCAGCCTTCGGTGGACGGCCACGGCGCTTGGCGGGTTTTTCGCGTGTATCAGTCATTTACTTTCTCCTTAGTTCTGGCGATTTTTTTCGCGTTGAAGCTGAACCCAGTATTCGTGGGGTGTAAGACCGCTGATTTTGGCATACTCGGCCTGTTCAGCGGTAAGGGTAATGCGGTTGGGGCGGCTACCATCATTAAAGCCCGCAGAGCGGGAAACAGGGGCAGCAGGAGGAGCCTGACGGCGCTGCGTGGGTGCAGAAGCCGCTGACATTGCCGATGTACCATCATCGTCATCGTCATAACGCTCCATAGTCGGAGCCTGATCGCGATCAATGCCCAAACGGTTCTCAATAAAGCGGAAATACTCTTTGGTTTCCGTTTTAATGCCCATGTCCATGGCGTCATCGTGTGCCCGCGCCATGATGCGCAGTGCACGCGGCTCCCGCAAATGTTCACGGTTGTCCTTCAACCAGTCCGAAGACTTCGGAGTAACCCGATGGATCAGGTCATCCACCGTGATGTCACGGGGCGGTGGAGCTGGCGGCGGGGTTTGCGGGCGGTTCTTCATCTCGTTGAAGCCGTTTTCAAGCTGAAGCAGCTTGGCCGAGTTCATTGAGATGGATTCTTGGATCTCAGCGACCTTATCGTAGTCACCATTTGCCAACGCATCCCGATAATTCATTTTTAGAATTTCGTTGTCGCGCTTGACCGTTGAGATCGCGTTATTGACGAGATGAAGATGCGTATCCTCAACCTCATTGGAGGCGTTATGGGCATGCACCATAGCTTGGCGGGCTTGGCGTTCAGCTTCTTCAGCCCGTTCTTGCTCTTTTTTGAGCTTCTGCTTCATCTTTTCCAGCGCCTTAGCTGGATCAATCTCTTTCTTCTTACCCTCTACAGGGTCAGATTGAGCTTCAAGCTGCGCCTCGTTTTCAACGATGACGATCTCAGGCTCCGTCTTTTGAATTTCCGGGTTAGGCCCCAGATCAATTTCCATTTGCTGTTCAGTTCCAGTCATTTTTCTCTCCTTACCAAACACGATCAGGGTTATCGACCCGTCCCTTGATGTTAATATCGTCAATCATACGGCAAAGTACGTTATTGACCGTGATGCTCCAGCCATCGCTAGGGCGGAACACAATCCAATCGCCTTCTTGGATCTCAACACCATTAAACCACTCGCCGGTGCTGTCGTTGAAAGCTGACTGACCCTTTTTGAGAACCAAGCCGACCTTTGACTGAAACCGATCTTCATCGGTTGTCTTGTCGGTCAGGTAGATGCCGCTTTTTGTCTTCTGCGGGCGAATATAAACCGCCACAAGAAGCTGGTTATTGAAGACTTCGACCGTATCAACACTGCCGATTTCATTAAGTAGAGCAACTTTCGGATCAATCGTGTGATCCATCTGCATAGCAGGCATTCTTATCTCCTTATCTTTCAGCGCCGTTAGTTATAGATTCGGCTTCTTCAGTTAGTTCTAGTGCCTTCCGAAGCCCTTCTATGACTCCTACTTGGTGTTTGTAGGCGGCAAAGTCAGGGGTAGATAGGCCGAGTGATAGGTTTTCTTTTAATCTATCCATCTCTTTCACCAAAAGCTTTTGAAGCTCCTGCTGAAAGAACGCGTTGTAAGTCAACATAACCACCCCCGTGTGGTTCCCCGAATGTAAGGTGGGATGGAGGAGTCGGGGGTCCCCTCCATCCCTTTCACAGTGCCTCTACTGTGAAATCAGTGCTTGCGCTTCTGAATTTCTGTTTTTTCCAGACGCCCAAACCCTGATCCCGCGCCAGCATCCATGTCCTTGTAAGAACGATAGGTGCGGTGTCCCACTTTGCCGCCTTCTTTGCGGCCAGCCTTGAACTTAGCGATGTCGGTCTTCTGAAGGCGACCTTCACCAGAACCAGCACCAGCTTCCATGTCCTTATACGAGTGCGCGACCTTTGTCAGACGGCCACCAGACTTGCGTGGTGTCGGCATAGGTGCGGGCATCGGTGCGGGAGCTGCAACAGGCATCGGCATTGGCATCGGAGGACCACCAGCACCCGCGCCAGGAGGCACAGGAATTGGCAAACCGCCCGGAGGTTGACCCATGCCAGGAGGCGGACCCATCATGTCGGCGCCAGGCTGTTTCTGGCCAGCAGCAATCACGATGTTGATGTTGGTCTTGCCTTTACCCTTTGTCTTGCCGCCCGTAGCACGTGCGATACGCCCGCCGGTGACACCGGGGACTTTGCCGGGATAGCCGGGGCCGGAGAAGACGCCGCCGCCTTCTTTGCGAGCCGTGCGACCACCAGCAGACTTCATCGGGGTGACACGATACTTGACAGCGCCATATTCCATATCGCGCTTATCTGCGGCGCGGTCTGCGGCTTTACGAGACGCATATGTGCCGCCGTATTGAACGCCATCGCGGTCGGTAACAATAAACTTTTGTGGGAGCTTAGCTTCCAATCCTGGGAGAGCTTGATCCGCTTCGTTTCCGCCCCCGCCAGACTTGCCCGTGCGCTTGGCTTTGCCACCATCTTTACGTTCAAGAGCAGCATATGGGTCCTTGCCAACAGCTTTGCGCAAAGCAAAAGTTGCGGCGTTTTCTTTTGTCGGCCCCTGACCCTTGTTACGTGACGGATCACGTTCAGAAACGTCATAAGCAGCTTCCTCAATATGACGTTCACGAATAGGGTTTTTCATTGCCAAATAATGGCGGGTAAGCTTACCGCCTTCTTCCTTACCAGCGCGGCCACCACGCTTTTTGTCCTCGCCGCGAATAGCGTTGGCAAGCATAAGAGCGGGCGAAAGGAACTGGCCAAAAGCGCCGCCAATAGCCTTGCCCTTGCGAGCTTCCGGCTTCACCATTTTCTTGATGAGAGCCATGTCCTGCTTCACATCATCATGCTTGGCAGCGCCGCCCTTTTTCAGACCCATGCCCTTGGAGAAACGGGACTGAGCAGGAGCAGAATCAAGAACAGAAGCTGGAACGCCAGCAACATTCTGAGCGTCCTGCATCATCTGCTGAGAGCCAGCCATCGGGCCACCCATGGCCTTCTTAGCCTTGCCACCACGCTTGTAGCCACGAATGCCGAGAAGGCGCTTGGCTTCCTCGTCTTCTTGGTAGCGGCGGCTTTCAGCAGCACTTTGATCCATGATGCCGCGCATGCGGGCTGCCATGGCTGGGCTGATCTCTTCGTCTTCAGCAGTGCGGCGAGGGTTTGGGATAGCGTTCTGATCTTGGAAATCTGCTGATGCAGAATAACCGCCACCCTGCTTCTTGGCACGGCCACCAGTCTTCAAGCCGCCAATGTGAGCCTTGCCACCGGGGCGCTCTTCATTTGCTTCTTTGACGTTGCGGCTGATGAGGCTGTTTGCCGTCAGGGCCTTGCCACCAGACTTGCGGGGCTTGCGACCAAGATTGCACTGCGCCTTCTCGCCCATGACCTTGCCACCCTTTTTAAAGGCGCGACGAGAGACGGGACGCATGCCGGTCTTAACTTCTGTGTTAAGAGCCTCTGGCGGTGTCCATGTGGACGAATCAACTTTTTGATGTGGATCAGCGGTCGTCATCTTTGACGCTTTCGCCTTCATGGCCGCGCGGGCCTGTTTTGCCATATCAGACATGTCTGCTCCTAGGAGTTACTCGGGCGTCCCCGGCGGCTTGCGGCCTTTTTGGATGTTAACACACTGGCTTTATCCACAATAGAGCTACCAGTGCGTTTCTTCATATAAGTTGTCATCTCAACCACGGGTCAGAAGGTGGTGGATGATTTCAAGCGCTTTATGGACTGCCGCGTCTTTGTTCGGCTTTTCGCCAACGCTACCGCCCGCTTTTTTCCCTTCAGCCTGGCCATAGTAGCCGACATCTTGGCCCTTCTTGATGGCTTCCTGCATCGCGCGATCTGCACGGAAGAAGTCTGATGCGCTTGCATCGGGACGATTAGCTGCCGCCCAAAGGTCGCGAAGCGTCACTGTCTCCGGGCTAGGAGCAGGAGCAGCTTGCTGTTGGGTAGGTACTGGCCTTTGAGGAGCAGTAGAGACTTTTTTTGCTGCACCAACAACATCAACAGGGGCATCCATGCTGCTTGTAGCAGCCGATGGGCCATCAACTTTGCGGCCCCAACCCTCAACATCTTGCGGGACAGAACGCGGGTCAAGGTCATAAATTGGCGCACCTGTTGGCGCGGCAGCCGGTGCAGGCGCAGCAGCTTGTGCCGGAGCAGCGGGCCTGCCCGTTATGTAGCTTAACGCAGAGTCAACCAGACCATTTGCTGCCTTCGTGTAACCCTGCGGGATTGGAAGAGCAGCCATAGCTGGCGGCTTCTCTGCCACAGCTTCTGGGTCTTCCATAACAAACTCAGGAGCTTTGTTCTTAAACTCTGGCGAGTAAAGAAGGTCTCTCATCGTCTTGTTGCGCAGAGCTTCAGCGTTGTAATCAGCCTCTGACTGATCCCTAAACGTAGGGGATATGCCTTGAATTTGGTTTTTTGCAATGTTCAAAGCTGTCTGACGACGAAGGGCTTCTTTCTGTTCTGGGCTTGCGCCGTAATCAGCAACGCTTTTAATGAAGCGGCCAAACTGCGATGTCGGCTGATAACCTTCACCCGGTGCAGTTTTGGCATATGCGTCAGCATAAGCTTTGTTAGCCATGCGGCGACCCATATCACGGTCAGCCATTGCAATAGCTTGGTCTGGCGGGAAGTTGTTAGAGTAAAAACGGATCAGACGATCACGCTCACTGAGTGCAGATGCTTCTGGGTCGCGATTTGCAACAACTTCTTGCGGATTTTGGCTTAAACCAACGTCACCCAAGCGTGTGTTGGCAGCGCGGTCACGGCGAAAACGCTGCTCAATCGTGTCCAAGCCATAGTTTGGTTCTGCTTCACGACGAGCAGCGGCCTGACGGCCAGCCATCAAAGCGCCGGGCGTGTCCGAACCAGAACGATACGCGGACATGGCTGCTTCCTGTTGATATGGAGGCGCAGCTCTAAAATCTTGGGCTTCTGTTCCTTGGTAGTTGGTACGCCGCTCATTAGGCCGCAGAACGTCAGAGCCTTGGATGTCTGTACGGCTTGGATCCGGCGCTGTCGGCGTTTCCATGATGGCTTTTGCTGAAGCAATCGCTGGCGGATAACCCAGATCAATATAATAGCGCATTAAACGAGCGCGGGCCGCGCCAGTAGCGCGATCAACGGTCATGGATTGAAACGTCCCGTCAGCCATCACAGCTCTCCAGTCTTAGTACCGTCCAGTGTCGGCTCATTGCCTTCAAGGCGCTGTAGCATAGCTGGATCAATCAATTGCATAACAACACCAAGACCCTGCGGGTTCTTAGCCATCTCTTCTGCCATCTTCATAGCGGCAAGACGTTCACGGCTTTCGCGGTCGCGCTTGCGATTGACCGCATCAAGAACCGCATCGTCGCCCTTCTGTTGGATCTCAGCCGCACGAAGCTGCATATCCATCATCTTTTGCGGGTCGCCGCCCTGGCCAGGAGCCATTTGCCCTGATTCCATTGCCAATTTGGCTTGGTCGAGCATGATATTAGCGTCTGTTTCCTTGGCGCGGGTCTGCGCGTCGAGCATACGAGCCGCTGCTTCGATCTCTTCGTTCTTCATCTTCGCCATGGCTTGGATGAGTTCCGGCGGCGGCTTGGCCTGCGCAGAGGCAGGGACCATGAACTGCTGCGGGTTGGACCAACCAAGAGCTTGGAGGGCCGCAGAATCAATAGCAACAGGGTCATAGAGCGATGGATTGGACGCCGCCAACTGCTTCAAAGCAGCCACCTTCATCAGGCGCTGGGTCTGAGAAGCTGTGTTCGGGTCAGCCTGTGGGACCAGATCGCAATCTTCCAGAGCTTTAAGGAACTGATCCTCATCCCACTGGTAAGCAGGACGGCGATTGCGTTGCCAGAAGCTTTCTGGATGTTCTTTGAACTCTCTGCGCAGCAGTTCAAACTCTTCCGACTGAGCCGTGTGCATACGCTTATGCACCGAGTTCAAAATCTTCGTAGCTTGTTCAATGAGCGCCAGCGTTGTGCCAACAGGAGCGTCTGCCTTGCCTTCGCCAACGAGCGCTTCAGATGTGCCGCCAACACGCATGCCGGTTTCTGCCATCTGATTAACAAGGTTCATCAGTGCGCCTGATGGTTCCTTGTATGGAAGCGCCATTACTGCTTGGCCGATTGGCATGCCACCAGTTTTAACAAGCGCACCTCCGCCTGGAGGAACGCGGAAGATGTTTGTATTTTGACGCGCCCCAGTGTCGGCCATAAGGAAACCAGGGAAGTTGTTATACATGCCTGCGTCAAGAAGTTCGCGCCACGCAGCAGTAATAGCATTGGTTGTATTGCCCAGTATGTGAAGCAAGCCAATGTCATAGAAGCCCATGCCTGGGACAAACGTGTACTTAACGAAATTTGCACGCGCAGTAGGAAGTTCTTGATCATCTTCATCATAGTTCCTGACGATTGAGAGAATCTGCTTGCTGCTGACATCAATCGTTACGCGGTATGGAATTTCCAAACCGCTCTCTTTGCTCTTCCACATATGCTCAAAGCCGCGAACATTCAGTTCGCAATAGCATTCGTAGATTTCGCGATCACGATCTTCTGGATTGAGCGTGTCGATGTCGATGCCTTGCTGAGAAGCTTTGGCACGCTGAACAGCATCAAAGCTGCTGTATTGCGGCGTCGAAAGATCAACGTCACGATAAACACCCAAGATTTGCAAGCGTTTAATGGTTGATTGACGCAGATAAGTGCGATGCGTAATGCGCTTTGCGTTGCGCAAGTCTGTTGCTGAATTGTTGACGATCAGATCGTTTGCATCAACGCTTTCCGACACTGGGCGATTGCGCAGTGGGCAAGTGTAGACTTTTTTGAAGCTTGTCCCGCCAAAACCGAGCATCAAAAGCATACGGTCGGTGTCAGGATAATACTCTGTCGCAACAGCGGTCAGGTAGTGATTGAAGTCAGTTTCAAGAGCCGTGCCCATCTGATCTTGCTGCAACGTGGCGCGGGTGCTGTCGTTACGCACTTTAACCGGGCCATCTGTCGGAAGAAGTTCCGAACGCGCATTGGCTTGGAAGCGAAGCACGGCTTCAAGCAGCAACGGATGGCGGACCTTGGACATGCCTTCAACTGGCGCACCATCTGTAGCGCCTTGGAGGCCGGGAATTTCAATCTTCAGACCGAGAAGCTTGATGCCTTGGGCACGATCCTCAATCCAATCTTTGCGGCTTTCAATGTCGTCTTCGATACCCTTGATGAGGGTAGAGGCGATGTTGTTAAGTTCGCTGTCGTCAATTTCATCGACAAGGTTTCTGAACCAGCCTTCGCGATCTTTCTTTTCTTCGGCCTCGCCAAGCGATTTGCCATCCAAAGAAATAGTAATGGACCCATCTGCGTGATCAATCTGTAAGATTTTGCCATCGTCATCGAATTGCGGCTTATCTTGTCCGTCTTCAATGATCTCAACGATGACGCCAGAATCGTCCATCGGATCTTCTTCAAGTCCAGGCTGACGAACATTCATTCCCAATCCAGGCGTCATCGGCATAGGTTAATTCCCTTCGGCGGGCAGCTTTTCCATCTCGCTTACGAAACGGCGGATACCCTCTTGGGCAGCAAGTGTATCGTTTTTTGCTTGGATTTCATAGGTCCGTGTATAGTCATAGGGCGGCTTACCCCAGACCTCAACGCGGAACACCCCCAAGCCGACCGGAGTGGCTGGTTTCACAATATCAACGACAGCATTCGCCAGAACCTGAGACATCTTACCCTCTGTGTGTGGTCCGTTCGGAGGTTATGGAAGCCTACCCAGCCTGACCTGTACCGAGCGGCCAAACTTTCCCCGCCACGGACTAACAACGGAATGATTCACTATAGCATATTGTATAAAAAAGCCGCCAGCGGGTGTCTCTTCCACTGACGGCTTTCTGGGCCACTTAGCATGGCTATGGAGGAATTACCCTCAACACCTAGTATAACGCAACTCGTTATAAACCCAACTCTGGTTTTGCATCTGCTGGCGGTTCTGGCAGGGGCATCCAGTGGGTTGGGCATACGTCCCATTCCCCGTCATACCAGCCGGATTGGATGTGGTCCCAAGATGCAAGGGCCATAATCGGCCACCCAGACTCGTACCAGAACACAAAGATTTCCGTGCCGTCCTTTGGCGCGGTTGTAATCAATTGCCATTCACTCATTGCCCCCTCCTTTGCCATCAATGGTTTTCAAGTCGGCTGTCGATGGTGTCTTGATCGACATATTGACCTTACGCATCATGGTAAAAGTCAGCTCTTTGGCGGTCTGGTCATTGGTCATGTCAGACACCCGAACCAGATAGCAAAACGCTATTGCCCGCTGGGCCACAAAATCCTCAAAGGCTGTCGGGTCCAGGTCGCTTAGGTCCAGCATTGTGGCGCTGTCATCCATTCCGTCATCATCATCAGACATCACGACCCCCTTTGCTGACGATGAAAAGCGTAGTGCCTGTCATCGCGTAGGATTTTGATCTCAGCCTCCAACCTATCCAGCTCTCTGGCTAGGCCAATCAGCTCTTCAGCCATGCAGAACTCGGTAGCCATACCGCCCCGCGTTATACGGAACGCGGCAACCAGCTCTTCAATCAGCCCTTCGTCCGGGTGCATACCTTTCACGAATACTGTTCCTCTAATTGTCGCATGGAGATGTGACGGTACTGCAATATGTGGCCCGCTTGGATTTGCAGCTCGTAGATGCCATACGACCACCCAGTCGTGGCCGTGCCAGCGTATTTAGCGACGTACCCATCGGGCATCGATGACCCAAGGTTAAGAACTTCAATGGAGTTATTGATCCCGATTTTGGGTACCTTACGAAATGTGGATCGGTGTGTATGACCGAACACGATGGAATGTGTCGCGTGGTTGGCAATCTGGTTTTCAGAGTTTTGACCGCCATATGGT